ATTTATAATAGTGTGTCATGTGTGGCATATGTGACATTTGTCCCGTTAAGTTTGAGACTTCATATATATATTCACAATGACATCTAGCTTTCTATATATTTCTTTTCTATCTACTCTCATTAACATGGCAATAGTATTTATCTTCTCGCCCTGTTTTAATAATTGTAAGATGTGATAGTTCTTATCGTTCGTTATCTTATGTTCATACTCATCAATGAATGATACTTTATCTATGAGCTCTTGTGTCTTACGTCTATCCTTATCATTGCGTATTACTCTTACTAATACCTTATCGCCTGTACCACCTTTAGCTTTAGGCATAGCCGATTCAATACCATACTGTCCGATTGATGTACTATCGTACTCATATACTTGATGATCAATTAATCGTCTCATCCAATGATAATCCATTATAAGTTGTTTCACTTCCTTTGGTGTGTACAAGTGATTACCTCCATTGTTTATTGTTGGTCAAAAGGTGTGCGTTCCACTTTGATAATTTCTATGGCTTGTTCTTCCGTAAAACCTTGTTGTCTTAAACTTGTTAATCTCTCGTGCTGATATTCAGATTTCATCTTAGCAACTTCAAGTATTAAAGGTAACATTGATTTCAATTCATACATTTGGTTTTGAATATTAATACCTTCTTTTTTACTACCGTCCATATTAAATATGTTATCCATTACATTACCCCCATTACTTAAAATGTTTCTTCGCTCTTTGTATTTCAAACTCCACATCTTCTATATCGCAATCTCTTACGTACTTAGTAAACAGATACACATTCGTATATCTCTGTGCATCTAAATCCTGACGTAACACTGTATTATTACCTATTGCTATGAGTAGAAGTATGCCGAGTATAATGGTTAGTGCTATCCACATAGGCTACAGCTCCTCTATATATGTACTAAGCGCTAGAACTTTAAAATCATACTTCACCGCTTCTTCGCTAGCTTCTTCATGTGTACTATATTTCTTTGCTTTTAAAATGTCATCAGTAGTTTCCATTACTCTTTCTAACACTACTCGGTCTGCTTGAATTTTAAATATATCTTGAAAATATCTACCGCTTTTAGTTTTTAATACAAATGATTGTTTAATTGGGAACATGTCTTTAACCTCCAATATATTTATATAGATTTTAATTTATTTGATGTAGCACCACATTTGTTACACATCACCATAATATAAAATCCTTTTTCGTTTTCTTCGTTTTCAACTCTTATAGATATATCATTACTCTTACAATTCCCACAGAATATAACTCTTCCTGCATTAAGAATTTCTGCATTTCTATCTATAATTTGTATACCTTTCTTTTTTTCGTTCCGCTCTTGTATTGCCACTTTGAGAAAGTCAAAAATCACTATAATGAGTAAGCATGCTACTATTAAAATTGCAGTTATTATTAGCTCCACTACTCACTCACCTCTGCTTTAATTCTGTTCAAATCAAATTGATCCGTTTCTAGTGCGTAATCTAATGGAGCAGTATCAATATCATCTTCGCTTTCTAGCTTAATGATAAGTAGAGAAGTGAGATACTTTCCTAACTCATACATAGCGATTAAGAATAAATCTTTGAGTATGCGTTTAAACATCATCTTTTCCCTCCACTAATTCTATTTTGTTAATAAACGCAAATTCTCTATCATCAAAAAAATAAGTAGGTGTTTGTCTAAATCTTTCAAAAGGAGCTTTATAAAAAACAAACGGTAAAATTTCACTGTTTATTTCAATATCTGGAAATCCCATGTATTCAATTTCATCACTTTTATCTTCTCGGATAACATAACCCAATTCATTTATCTCTTGGATAGCATCTTCTAAAGATGTATATGCTTTATCACTTATACCATGTGAATTGTTACAACATTCTTCTCCGTTATCATAATGCGGTAAATAAACTATCATTCCCTTCACTCCTTTATTCAGGTAAAATTTTATAAATTATTAATAATGTAAATATTATTAAAGCATCGACCCAATCGCGTGTGAGTAATAAACATATTGCAAAAATTGCTGTAAAACCAAATATGATAGAAGCGAAAATGAATAATAAAGATAATATTGTTGAAATTACGTCTTTCACTTCCCCAGCACCTCTTTTACATTAGTTTCGTATGTTCCGATATTACGTCTTACAAATTCAGCATGTGCCTCTGCGATTTTATCTTTCATCACTTGTCTGAATATACTTTTGAATTCTTTCTGAGTTTTGCTAGGTATTACCAATATTTCTGAACTATCTTTATCAAGTGGTAATAAACAATCAAACTTCATTTTATTCAGTTGCTTAAATCGTTTTTCCATATACGTAAAGTGCATAGCCAACTTTGAATCAGATAATTCTTTTAATTGTTGTTTAGGCATGTTGAAACTTCCGATAAAATTACTCACTTTATCTACTCCTTACCAAGTATTCTTTTAATCTCTGCTACTATGTCCTTACTCTCCTGTGCTTCCGTATGCTCCACGTTCTGATATTTCATCAAACTCTTGCACCTCCGTTGGCTCTGGTAACATCACTGGTGTAACAACCAACTGTGCTAAACGTGTACCTGCTTTAACGACGATTGCCTCATCACCAATATTGTCTGTGATAATTCCAATTTCTTTGTTATAAGTGTGATCAATTGTCCCAAGCGCTACACGTAATTTTGTATCTTTTGATTTACCTGAACGTGGTCTCACTTGTGCCTCATATCCATACGCTAAATCAATTGCAATATGTGTTGGCACTACTTTTGTACTGTGCGCTAGAATAGTTGTATCTTCTGCGACATATAAATCTAATCCACTATCTGTTGGATTTGCTCTAGTTGGCAAGATTGCATTTTCTGATAATAATTTAATTGGTAAAATTCCCATTTATTGTTCCTCCAATTTATTCAGTATTTCTTCCACGTTATAAGCAAATTGCACAACTGTAATTTTGCCATGTAACCACTTAGCGTGTTCACGTTTGATTAAGCCCAACTTGTTCAATTCACGTTGTTGATCTTCAATAGTAAATTTATGGCTTTGTAATTCTGAAACTAAGTTACTAGCACTTTCTTTTGTAACTTCGAATGTATCGTCTAAAAAATAATCTGATACTATATCTAATTCACTCATCACTACCACGCTCCAAATCATTTAATAAATTTTGGAACTCAAGTGTTCCGTCGAGTTCGTCCATACGTTGTAATTGTTGTTTTACAACTCTCTTACCAACTAATATATTTGCTATCTCAGCAGTTGGTATATCGTCTGGAATATTCTTACTTTTTGCATGAAGTTTAATATACTTTTGCGTCAATTCGTCTTTTAGCGTTGTCCATTTATTGTCCTTCATAATATTTCCTCCCGATTGCTATTTGATATGTGTCGTCAATCTCAACTTCAATCTCATCATCAATTGTGATGACTGCACTTTCTTTCACGCCTTCAAAGTTCCATTTCAACTCTTTAACATATCCGTAGTAATTCATTTGGCTATTCTGAGGAATAAACCAAATGAAATCACCTTTATCTAAATCAATGATCTTAGATTTGTTAGCTTCCAATCTTATCCCTTCAATAACTCTGGGTTTTCGTAGATGTTACCTAAGATTTTATATTGACTTGAAACGTTAATATTAAAATTCATTAATTCTCTTATGAATTTAACAGCTACAATTCTTCCTTCTTCATCTGGAAAAATACAATCATATTTCTGGACTATATCGCCTTCGTAAATAGGTACGTTAAGTGTATGTTTATGTCTTTCTACAAACGGCGTAATCTCCATTAATTCCACTTCATCTAAATTGTAAGCACCATGACCATCTAAACTCTCTTCTTTCAAATCAGTTAGAACTAAATTAGCATTATATTTAATATCAAAAATAGGCACTAACTCGTTTAATTTTGGTATATATCCTCTAAATTTAGGTATCATCTTAAACACTCCCTATTCCTTTTAATATCGTTCTCACTAACTTTCATCGTCACTCTACTTCCTGCTACCTTAACCACAAAACCTTTGACACCTAACTCACGTAACTCCTGCTGTATTTGTGTAGGTGTCTTGCCTTGTGTAGTATAGCGATAGCGTTGGTTAATTGTGTTGGATAATATCATGCGTTCAACTCCTCATATTCGTCTGCCCACATGAATGCTCTATATCCGATTGAGTGATAGTTTTGTCGTAAGTTGTTACAACATTCGCAAATCGTATTCCTGTTGTATAACGTCACTTGCTCGGCTTCTCTTGTGCTTTTAAATTCATCTAACAATTCGCCATGTTCTCCGATAAAAACAACGCCCCTGCGTTTACTTTTATGACCAGTAAGACGACCTAATTCTTCTCTAGAAGTCTTTTCTAAATTACTCGCTCTGACATCGTATTTCAGTCCATTTTTAGCATGAATAACATCGTCTTTATCTAAGTTTCCGTAGAACGCTTCATAAACAAGCCTATTAGCCCGATAATGTTTCTTTTGATATTTGATAGATGGATAACCTTTTTGACTAAACACAAAATAGTAACGCCAACCTGTATTAGTTTTAGTTTTAAATCTAGCATGATCACTTACATATAAACCCTCTAATTTAGTTTCACGCCACACTTCGTTTGGTATTTCTATTTGCTGGATAAGTTGGCGTTTCTCTTTAACAGATAAAGGTTCTCTAACGAAGTAGCACTCTAACTTTTGATTATACGTTTTGTTTTGAATATATCTTGTAAGTGATGACGGTATAATACCTAACACTTTATGAGCGTATTCAGTTGAAATGCGGGTAAGCCGATTGAATAACGGCTCCCACATATAAACTGGTAATTTCTTTGCCATGCTTATCCCTCCAATTTCATAAAGACTAACCAATGTGTTTTAGCTCTTTTATTACCGAACAGCGGTTGTTGACTGAAGCATTTTAAAACTTCACTTAATTTAATTTGCTCTTCGTTCCACTTAAATATGAGAGTCCCATTTGGTTTTAAAACTCTCATACATTCGTTAAACCCTTGTTTCAAATCTTCTGGCCAATCCTTGTTTAATCGACCATACTTTTGGATTAACCAACTTTTATCCCCGCCAGTTTTTAAATGTGGTGGGTCGAATACAACTAAATAAAAAGAATTATCTTCGAAAGGCATTTCTCTAAAGTCGGCCAAAATATCAGGTGCTACTATAAGTTTTCTTCCATCACTTAAAGTAGTATCTAACTCTCGATTATCCATAAATGTGACTTCTTGATTCTCTTTATCAAACCAAAACATTTTACTTCCACAACAAGCGTCTAATATTTTAGTTGTCACTTTTACCCCTCCCAATTCTCTATCGCAAATTCAACGCTTTGCTTAGCTTTCTTTAAATCTTGCAAACCATTCTTTCTAGGCGCTCTCATTAAGTATTTGAGTGCATTGCCTACGTGATAGAATACTGACGCTGATTTGTACGTCTTACCTACTAATTCGATAATCATTCGTGCCGAGAACTTACCGAACTGATAATGAGGTGGTTCGTGTACCATGTCTTGTTCTTCCTGCATATCCACCTTACGTGTGAATGGCTCGTTTACTTTCATAAAGTCGTCATTATCAGTAAGTGTGAATTTACAGCCGATTTGGTTTTCTACCTCTGCTTTCCATACCGTTTTAAATTTTATTTCTTCTCTGTACACACGATTGACAATTGCAGTTTGCATTGCTTTAAACTTTTTAAAGTCTGCTTGGAACTGCACGATGTCACCTTTATAAAGTTCTATTATTCTTAAGTTCTTCATTCACTTATCCCCTTACCTTGTTCAATTTCAACGGGAACCTTGCCTTTACCATAGACAAGTTCCCAACCTCTTAATTTTTGCTTGTAGTATCTTTTACGAACAGTCGCATCACCGACATCAAAATACTTATATACGTCACATAGTCGATATTTCTTACCGCCAATGTACACATCTGGAATATTTTTATATCTATCGTACATACGATCACTTCCAATGCTCATAACGAAAATCTACATCTTTAATGTCGATATCGTCGAAAATTTCTTCAGGACTTTTCTTAGCTTGTTCGATTCTGTATTCCATTTCTTCGTCTGTTTCTTTAGTTGCTGGTAACTCAATCGTGCCTCTGATTAATACTTCAGCTTTGACTGTTGCCATTACTCATCACCTACCAATTCGCCATCTTTCCAGATTAAAGTCATTGTCATATCATCATTTAGCGAATAAAACGCTTCAGGTTTATAAATAGAGTTAGCTAATCTTTGTCTTATAGTGCTATCCATATGATGTGCAAAACAGAAATCATCAGCGCTATTAGTATAAAATTCTACTAAATTATCAATTATAGTTTCTTTTGTAACTTTTTCATCAACTTCAACTAAAAACGTATTATCAGGATATATACGTGTTTCACTATCAAATTTAATGCCGTTAAAACTCTCTACTATAACTTTCACTTCTTTATCCATTGATATATATTCATTAGGTTTATAATTTGTTTCTTTGATATGATTTATTAATTCTGGGAAACTAAAACCCTTCGTCACTTTAATCTTTACCATTCTTCATCTTCTCCTTTACGATTTCTAACGCTTCTTCTGGACTATGTGCGATACCATGTATCACATTGTGTTTCTCAAAGAAATCTCTGAACTTCACTTGTTCATCGCTTACTCTACCTTTTGGCTTCTTAATCTCTACTGCGACAAACTTTCCATCAGTTAATCTCACACCGAATACATCAGGAAAGCCTTTCGGTAGCAGTTTGATTGTTCTGCCACCTACTCGAACTGTTCCAGCATTAGCACGCCAGACTTTGCAACCATTTGCGTTAAGTGTTTCAATAATTTGTTTTTGAATTTCGCTTTCTCTCACGTTGTCACTCCCATAGAAAATCATCTATCGTTGTCTGATGTTTCAGTTCTTCTCGCTTAAATAATTTATGCTTACGTTTCATTTCTGCTAGTTTTTCTTTTGTCACATACTTCTTAAAATATTTTTCTGACATTCCACCTAAGTTGGTTAAGTAGAAAGTGCCATCATCTCTAGGTAGCACTCTCAACAAAGTCCAACCGTCACTTTCATATAATGTGTAAGCATTAGGTTGATTTTCTCTAAACCCCATATTCAACCACAGCCTCCCTTTTGCGACGTTCTTCTAACTTCTGATTGATTAGGTCGACTAATGCTTTTTCGTCCCCGTTTGCCCATCTAATCATTTTCTGAGCATACACATCTTTACACTCAAGTATTTGTTTAATGTTATCTATCGTCACCATGCGTCACGTCCTCTAAAATCATCTCCTAGCACTCGAACCGTTCTCGCATTTTGTTTCATACGTGAGTTGATCCGTTGCCAGTTCATATTTTGATTTAATTCTTTGTCACTAAAGTTAGTAGTAAAGATATTATTCTTACCTACTCTGTTATCTACGATTGAAAATAGTTTATTTAATGTGTGTTCAGTGTTTTCTACACCTACATCATCAAGCACAAGTAAATCTATGCTGCTTAATAACTGAACTAATTCATCTGTCGTTTCAGTAGCGTTACGATTGTATGTTGCTTTAATGCGTTCCATTAACATTGGAATGTGCATAAAAGCTACCGAATATCCTTGTTGCTTAATTGCCTTTGCTATGGCATATGCTAGGTGGCTTTTTCCAGTACCATATGAGCCTTGTAGTATTAATGACTTAGGTTTATCTAGCGAAAATGTTTTAACGTACTCAATAGCTGTGTTCTTCGCTTGTATTTGATGTTCGTTTTGTGGTTGATAACTGTTAACTGTTGCATCACGTAAAGATGCGTTCACATTAGATTGGTTAAAGATACGATTAAGATACTTCTGCTTTCTCTGTTGCTCAGCTTCTTTACCAGCAGAAATCATTGAGCAGTCACAACCGTGTCTGAACTCTTGTCCGTTACTGAATTTGTAATAGTCGTAGGTATTGCCACATCTTTCACATTTAAGATTGTGCTTTTCTTCTACAATGTTTTGATTAGGTTTGATATTTCTTGCTAAACTTCCTAATGATTGCATTACTTATCACTCCTAGTCCCAATAACTTTCGTCATATTTCATTCTATTTAGTTGATCCATGCCACTAGGTTGAGTTTTTTGATTTAGATAACTTTCAAATTTAGTACCAAATAACGTTTCAGGTCGAAGATACTTATCACTATCTGTGTTCAACCATTCATCAGTTTTGATGTCGATTACCTTTTTGAAGTCATCTAATCTAAAATCTTGGTTCCATCTTGCTTCAATGAACTTTCTTGTTTTAGCTGTTTTATGCTTGAAGTTTTTACCAGTTTTCTCATTGAGGTAATCAACAATTTCTTTATAAGGTATTCGAGACACAGTCGGGTTGCCCGATAATATATTATTGTTAGTAGTCTCTGTTGTAATCTCTGTGTAGTCTCTGGTATTGGTCGTATCATTTTGATACACTCCATCGTTTCTTTTTGGTACACTCGTCGTATCATTTTGATACGATGGTCGTTTCATACCTTCTAACTTTTCATAATTGATGCTGTACCATTTTGTTTTATCGAATTTAGCTTTGTTATAGTTGCCTACATACAATAGATTTTGTTTCTCTAAACTATATACAGCACGCTTTATTGTCATTACTGACCAAAAAGGAAAATGTTTTTGCCATTCAGGAAACGAGTTGTATATCCAGCGTCTACCATCATAGTTATGGTTACTTTTCTTTAACCAGTAGTGCATTTGTTGTAATACAATCGCTTCATTAAGTCCTATCTCAGTTGCTAACTTTGGTAAAACTAATATAGGATAATCATCTATTAATAAATTACTCATTACTGTCATCTCCATATAACAGATATCCTTCGTTATAATTTAGGTATTTAGCTATTTTAGGTATCGTTTCTTTTTTAGGTAAGTGAACGCCAGACTCCCATTTCTGAACTGTTGATCTAGTTATTCCAATTTTGTTAGCTAATTCATTTTGTGTCATTCCTAAACGTGATCTTCGATCGTTGATACGTTCTCCTACATCAAATCTATCTATCATTTGCTTTCTCTCCTTTCAGCATGGCATTTAATTTACTGTCAACTTTTATCCAACTATTTTGTAATTGATAGTAATCGTTAAAACTTTCTATCCCCATTTGGTGCTGCGTCGTATGATGTTTACGACATAACGCTAAAACGTGCTTATCATAGTGGTCTATCTTATTCCTGTTCATACCTCTACCTACTGCTTCTAGGTGTGCTAGGTCTGAATTAGGTTTGCCACATATTACACAATTTCTGTTAATCGTTGCCCAATAGAGATAATTTTTATCTTCTTTCATCAACATGCTAGTTTCTAATCTCATAGGTACTTGATGATGAAACATAAAAGCGATAATCATTTCGATTAATTCTCGCGCTATCTTTTTAGAACAATTCTTTAAACTGATAGGATCATAACCGTTCATAATTTCTAATTCGAATTGAAAATCTTGCCTCATAGCCTCTTTAGGTTGTCCTAAATGAAGTTCAATATCTTCACATAGTAAGAAGATTGTTCTACGTTGTTTATGAGTAATCTTTTCGTGGTCAGGTACTTCTACATCCGCATTTAGCGAGTAGCCATTTTCTAATAAATCAATATGCCTTTGTTCTAATTCAACACCAGTAGCAACGACGGAATAAGTACCGTCGTCATCTCGCTGGTATCTTGTAATACGTTGCATTTAAACCAACTTCTCTACTTTGTATTTATTGCCATCTGCATCAGTCAACTTGGAACAGTTGTTTTTCAATTGGCGACTTACATATCCGTGATTGCGACCTAAAAACTTACTAGCTCTACTCATACTGATAAATTCATATTCAACACCTAAATGATTAATCAATTTAACTTTCATATTTGCGGTCATCAGACCAGTTTCAAAAGCGTGTCTGTTGTTTTCTAAATGATTACACCATTCTAAGTTTTCAACATTATTATTTTTAGGATTACCATCAATATGATTGATACAATTCTTACC